TATATAATTTTATGGCTTCCACGACAATCGATAACGAGACCGAACTCTCCGCTGTAAATGCTATCTTGGGAGCTATAGGTCAATCCCCAATAACTTCAATAGCTGACTCACAAGCTAATCCAGAAGTTGCATTTATATATAACTTACTTAGAGATTCTAATGTTGATGTACAGAATGAAGGCTGGCACTTTAACACAGAACGACATGTACCTTATACACCTCAAGATGTAGATGGTGTACAGAAGATAGCTATTGGTGACGACATTTTAAAGATGGATGTTACTGATGGTTGGTCAAAAAGACATTACGATGTAGTAAAACGTAATGGATATCTATACGATAAGTTAGATCATACAGATGACTGGAGTGAGTTAACAGATAGCATTGATTTAGATATAGTTAGATTGATATCTTTTACAGATCTACCTGAACCTTTTAAAAGATATATAGTTTATAAGTCTGCTACTAGAGCTGCTACACAATTAGTAGGTAATCCACAATTAGCTAAATTATTAGCTCAACAAGAAGCTTTAGCTAGAGCTACAGTGATAGAATATGAATGTAATCAAGGTAATCATTCTATGTTTGGTTTACCTGAAGATAGTACCTATAATGCATATCAACCTTGGAGGTCGTTAGGAAGATAATGACAGGAATATCACAAGGCGTACAGCAATATGCATCAGGTATATCACAACAACCTGATTTAAGAAAGTTTCCAGGTCAAGTTAAAGATATAATTAACGGTATACCTGATGTTACTAATGGATTGTATAAGAGACCTGGATCTAAAAGAATAGGTAGTACACCATTAGCTTCTGTATCTTCTGGTGGGTCTTGGTTTCATTACTACAGAGATGAGACAGAAGGATCATATCTAGGACAAGTACAAACTGATGGAACATTGAATGTCTGGAGATGTTCTGATGGTCAGTTAATGACTACACTATACGGTCCAGACCCAGTATGGGATGGCACAGTTAATTATACTTCTGGACAGAGAGTTGAAGCTAACGATAAAGTATATGAAGCTCAAGCTACTATAAACAGTGGTGGTAGTGCTCCATCACACAGTTCTGGTACGACTAATAACTGGTTATTTATAGAAGCAACTTCTGTAGACAAGACAGCAGTACAAAATTACCTTGCAACAAGTGAACCAGAAAATTTACAGTTCCTTACTATTAACGACACTACCTTTGTTAACAATAGAGATATAACAGTAACTACTACAGGTACTACTGCTTCTACACCTGATGCTCACTTTGCATATGTTGAGATACTAAGAGCAGAGAATGGTAGACAGTACAGCATGAATGTATATGATAATGAAGCTACTGATAATATAAACAGAGCTACAATGCTCAAGATAGATTCTGATACTTTAGATGAATCACAAGGAACTGGTCATTGCCCTGGAATTGGTACTCAAGTATTTAGTGTAACTGCTGCTACTAGTTATACAGGTACTAGTATAGTTAATGTGAAAGATTCAGGTGGTAATCTTATAACTAGTGCAGCTGCTAAAAGTAATTTAATATTCCGTATTACTACTAACGGTCAACAAGGTAGAGCAGCAGGGTCTAATGATGGAGAAGCTGCTGATGAATATTCTTGTGCTTATAGCAGGAGAGTAGATTTACTACATGGTGGAGAAGGTTACACAACTGGTGATACAGTTACAGTTACTTTAGATCAAGCAAAAGATGATTATAACTATGTAGTTAAAGTTATAGATCATGAAACTTCTGCAGTTAAAGCTGATATAGCAGCAGTAAGACCTGCTCCTACACCTTTTGATGCACAAACTGCAGTAACTGTTGATACAATATTAGGAGGTATAATAGACGAATTATCTGGTACTGGTATTACTTGTACTATTATAGGTAATGGAATCTATATGAGAAGAGATACTGCCTTCCAAGTTGAAATACAAGATCCAGATTTAATGAGAGTTATGCAAGGCTCTATTAATGAGGTATCTAATCTACCTGGACAGTGTAAAGATGGTTATATAGTTAAATTATCTAACTCACAAGACTCACAAGACGATGATTACTACCTTAAGTTTGAAGGAACTAATGGTAAAGATGGTCCTGGTACATGGGTAGAATGTGCTGAACCTGGAATAGTTAAAAGCTTTAATGCATCTACTATGCCTCACGTTATACAACGTACAGGTACAACTGAGTTCACTGTTAAACAATTCACTTATCCAGATAGAACAGTAGGAGATGATAACACTAATCCAATCCCTAACTTTGTTGGGAAAAAAATTAATAAGGTTCTATTCTTCCGTAATCGTCTAGCATTCTTAGCTGGTGAATATGTAGTAACATGTAGAGCTGGTACTTTAGGTAATCCTAATTTCTGGTCTAAGACAGCTTTAGTAGTTAGTGCTGCAGATCCTATTGATATATCTAGTAGCTCTATGTTCCCATCTGATTTATTTGATGGTATAGAAATTAACACTGGTCTATTAGTATTTAGTTCTAATCAACAATTCTTATTATCTTCTGATGATACTGTATTAAATCCTGATACTGCTAAGTTAAGAAGTGTATCTACATATAATTATAATATAAATATACCTCCTATATCTACAGGAGTCTCTATAGGATATATAGATAACTCTGGTAAGTTCAGTAGGTTTAATGAGATGATCAATACTCAGAGAGAAGGTGAGCCTGTAGTAGGAGAAACAAGTAAAATTGTACCTTCTTTATTACCTAAAGATATTGATTTATTAACAAATTCTAGAGAAAATTCTTTAGTATTATTTGGTAAAACTGATTCAGATATCATATATGGATATAAATATTTCAGAGTAGGCGGTGAGCAGAAACAATCTGCATGGTTTACATGGAAGATGAATAATCCTATTAAGTATCACTTTATCATAGATGATGAATATTACTTCTTAGATACTGATAATTTTTTACAGAAGATTAATTTAATACAAGATGATGATCCTAACTTCGATCAAGATAGTAAGAACTATATAGTTCATTTAGATAACTGGACTACTGTAGGTAACGGATCTTATAATGATACTACAAAACTAACTACATTTGCTAATCAATCTGATTGGATAGATAACGTAATAACACCTAACAATTCTCTTGTATTAGTTGATATAGATTCAGCTACTACTAGATTAGGAAGGTATGCTGAATGTACTGTTACTAATACAGATGACTTTACAGTACCTGGAAATTGGGATTGGAGTGAAGAATGGGAAGTTGCAAGTACTTCTATAAATACTAGTAATGAGCAGCTAACATTAACTACTGGATCTACAGATCACGGTTTAGTAACAGCTGATCCTGTAAGATATGTTGAAGGAGATACTGCCGCTGCAGGTCTTACTGATGGAACTACGTACTATGCTATTAAAGTTGACTTAAATAAAATAAAGTTAGCAACTAATACAACTAATGCAAATGATGGAACTGCTATTAATATAACTTCTCAAGGTACTGGTACACATAAAATACAAAAGTTAATACCTACTTTATATATAGGTTATCTATATGATTATCAGGTAGATTTTCCTAGATTTTATGTATCTAAAACTGAAGGTCAAAATATTAAATATGATTCTTCTGCTTCATTAATATTACATAGAGTTAAATTCAATTTTGGTAAGATAGGTTTATATTCAACTACCTTGAAAAGAAAAGGTAAATCAGATTATACAGAAGTATATGAATCAACTATATCAGATGAATATGATGTATCTGATGCACCTTATTTAAACGAAGAACAGGTTACTATACCTGTATACGATAGAAATACAAATGTAGATATAGTATTAAAATCAACACACCCAGCTCCTGCTACCTTGATCTCGTCATCTTGGGAAGGAGATTATACACCCATGTACTATAGACGTGCCTAATTATATCCATCCTGTAACAATAAAGGCTGCCTTAGAGGTGGCCTCTAATTTACGTCCAGAAGACCGCAGAGAGCTCGAAGAGGGCCACGGTACCAATGTATTAGAATACTTCTTAGAAGTCTCTCGTGACCCCAATAACGTGTGGTTTGAGGTGCCTAACGGCAAGACTGCTGGCATGGCTGGAGTAAGTAAAGAAGGAAACATTTGGATGCTTTGTACACCTGCAATTCTGGAGTACCCATTTACATTCGCTAGAGAAGCTAAAAGGTTTGTAGATAGTAGAACCGAACCTTTACTTTGGAATATAGTTGACAAGCGAAATACTGTACATTTAAAACTACTAAAATTTTTAGGGTTCAAATTCTTAAGAGAAATAAGACACGGACCTAATAACTTAACCTTTATAGAATTTGCAAAATGTGTAAATCACTGGCAAAAGCCCAAGCTCAAGGGCAACAGGAAATAGATGAGGCCAATCATCAGATTAGAATAAATGACGGAGAGAATAAAGCAACAACAGCTAAAATAAAAGGTGATAAATTTTTAGTTGATAGAACAAAAAGAAACGCTGATTCATTAGCTTTCGCTCTGAAAATAAGAAAAGGTGTAAATAAATTTAGAGAGTATGCTACCAGAGCTACTGGAGCTTTATCTAAAGTATCTCTAACTGATGCTAATCAATCTAATAGAGCTAATAGAAATAAGTATAATGCAGTTATGGCGATGGTAAGTAGTAAGGAAGCTCTAGCAGAGACAGCAGGTGGTGAAAAGTTAAGAAGAGATTTTAACAGAAACACCGCTATCTACAAAGCACAAATGGCTAAGTCTTTAGAAAAATTTATACCTCAACCTGGTAGTCCTGGTAGATTCTGGGCTGATCAAAACCAATTCATGAGAACAGTTAATACTATAAATCAAGTAGCTAGTGCAGCTACTAGTATATATAGTGGCGGGAAAACTATGAAACTTTGGGGTGTTTAAACTATGACAAATTCTTATTCATTCCCTAAACCTTCCCTCGATCCTTACATTAAAGATAGATCAAGGGAAGAGGAATTAAAACAACAAACATATGTAGATCCTGATGCAGCTTGGGCACAACATGCTAAAGATGCTATAGCTGCTAACAACGAGTTTGCCAAGCAGATGTATAAGTCTATGACTGCTGCTAGAACTGCTAGGGATAAAACTATTTCAGATTTCAGTGCTCTTGTTCCTAAAATAGCTGGTATAGCAAAAGAGTTTAAAGAAGCAAGAGAACGTCACGAAGCAAAAGAAGTAATTTTTGAAGAAGGTAATTATAAAGAAGGAAGTATTTCTGATCAAACCATGGATAAAATCCTTGGTAAAAATAATAGTAACCAAATTGAAATTAATAAAGATAGTGCTACTGCTCTTTATGGATCAACTGCAGCAGCTAATGCTTTAAATAAAGGTAATACTCAAGAAGCTATTGGTTTATTAGAAGCAGTTAGTGAGATGAAAACTCAAGGAGAAATAGCTGACTTCTTTGCTAATTCAGAAACTATAAATGGTATCTTTAAAGTTTTTATGAACGTAGGGTTACCTGTAGAAGTTAACGGAAAAACTGAAATCAGATATTTAGGAGATACTGAAAATTCTTTAGACGTACATAATAAACTTGTTAATAGAGTATTAGCTTCTTATTTAGGTAATCTAGAAGATAGTGGTACTCTAAAGCAACGGTATATAGATAGAGTAGTTTTACCAGAACTTCTAAAAATTAAAAAAGCTTCATCATTAAATAAAAGTATACAAATTACTAATGAAGTTGCTGAAAGAACTGCAGCAATACAAGCTAAAGTTTTAGTAGATGGTATAAAAAAAGGAGACAGTAATAATTATTTATTAGATATTATTACTTCAGGTGATGATGGTAAGGGTAAGAAGGGCTTGATGTATATGCTCAACTCTCTGAAAGACCCAATAGTAAAGGGGGACATACTTTTAGAACAGGTCATGCCTCAACTTGAAAAGAGTGATCCATATACAAGAAATGATAAAACAGGTACACTATATGAAGTCTATAAAGACGAAGTAGATAATTGGAAAGCCGAAGTTATTAAAGAAAGAGATACTAAACAAAAGGAACAAATAAAGTTAAACTATTCTGAAGGAACTGATTTTACTGCTAAACTTCAACTAGAGATAACGAAGTTTAGAAATTCAGAAGACGAAGAAGTACCAATAGACTGGATACTTAAAAAGGAAGAAGAACTTCTTAACTTGCAAAAGAATGAGGTAATTGATGAAGATATGCTCAATGTTGCTCAAAATATGTTAGCAAATGCAAGGTTAACTAAAGATGATGTTGCATCAGCTACTCAGTTATCAAGATTATTAGAGAAATCAAAAGATGGTGAGTTTATTTTTTATGAAGATTTATCTCTATTAAATCCAACCGATAAGAATACATTCACAGAACAACATGGTACTGCTGTACTTTCTAAAAAAGTATTTCAACTAGTAGATGCTAGAGGAACGATTGAAAAGGCATACAGACCTTATTTATTTGGTAATTTAGCAAAGGGTACAAGACTTGTAAAAGATACTCATCAGGATTTTGCTTATAGAGTAGCTCTTAATGAAGTAGCTAAAGAGTTTAAAGAGTTTAAAAAAAATAATCCGAATGCAAGTGATAGAATGTTAATGGAGATGGCTATAAGTGAATGGCTAAAAGATTTTGAATCACTTGATTCAGATAAAGCATTTGAAAAAATTCTAAAAGATTCAGCTATTTTTGATAGTGGTCGTACAGCAGATCAAAATCTAACTAGACAAATAGAGATAATAGATTTAGAAAAACAAATACCTAATAATCCTAGTTTACTATTATCAGATAAGAGAATAGCTGGAGAAGATGATCGAACTGATCGACAGCTTAAAAACTATTTAAAAGGTAATGCATCATTACCTCGTATCTATGAAAGGTATGGTGATGCAGGTAACTTTGATTATAGAAATGTAGCTATAGCTAGAGCGTATCAATTAGGATTCATTGATCAAAAAGAGGCTAATGAATTAGTTGAAACAGGTAAGTTTTTTAAAACACAATTAGG